CTTCTTTTTTCTCTTTTTTAGCGTCAATTGCTTTTTGAAGAGCAGGTGGTAATTTACCCTCTTGTGCTAATTCTTCTTTTGCTTTTGCAGCTATAGCTGCTTGACTGTCTGCGACTTCTGGTTTACCACCAACTAAGTCGTTTTGTTTGTTTGTTATATCTGCGATTGTTTGTGCTAATGACCCTGGTTTTGCTTCACCAAAGTAACTAGAGTTCCAACCCACAATTCCGTTTTTATCTTTTGACATTTTAGTCTCCCTTTAAAATTTAATTTTGCCTCTTGGTTGTGTTATTTTTAGTTTGTACCTAATCATATCAACAACTTCAGGTGGCATTAAGTAATTTAATAGATTAGCAATAGAGTTCTTTTCGTCTCTACTACCTTTCATCATTTTTTCAACTCTATCAATTACTTTTGGTTCTACACTTTTAAACTTAGATTTAGCTTCGTCTAATTGTTCTAAGTCTATATACGCTACCAGTTCTTCTGATAATTGTGACCACTTCATTCCATGATGAACAACTAATCTTGCTTTCGCAGCTGATGTAATTATAGGCAAATCTGCCTTAACTAATTTCAACAACATATCTTTAGTCATTCTACTCATCATAACACGAAGTCTTTTGAATTTTTCTGGATTCATTCCAGTTTCTTTACCTCGTAGTGGTTCGTATTCTTTTTTCAGTCTCTTTATTTGAGCATCTGTAAATTCTTCTAGGTCTTCACCTTCTTTTATCTTTTTCTTACTTGCGTTCATAGCTTTGTTCGCCACAGCTGCGCCAGCGCCTGCTGCTGCCGCTCTAGCAAGACCTGCTATAGCAGGTGCGATTTCTTCGTTTGTCTCACCTGTTTTGTATGAGTAAGCAGTTTTCAGATAATCAGTTGCTTTAGTAATTTTGTTTTGTACCCATTCTTCAACATCGCCGTCTGCACCTACCATTTTTTCAATACCGTCTAAGAAGTGTCGCATTTGTTTCACTTGGTTCATTATCATATCTGTTTCTGCTTCACCACCAGTATCGTCACTATCAACTGCTTCTGCTGCCGGTTTAGGTGCAGCTGCGTCTCTAGCAGCGTCTGCTTTTTGGTCTTGTTTTATTTGGTCAATTTGTTTTTTTAAGGCAGCAATTTTCTTTGTTGCGTCTAGTTTATCCTGTGCTTTCGCAACTGGATCCTCGTTGACTTCTCTGTAGGCTTCCGCCATTGTTTTTGTGTATCTTGTCATAACTTTACTATTTATACTAATTATTAACCTTAGCGCCTGCACGCCATTGATAACATGACCAGTAACCTGCCGTTGTTTTATCTTTCTTTTGGTCACAGTTATGTCTTGCTCTAAAAGATTTACGCCTAGCAGGATCGTCACGCTTAATACTTAAACCAGTTGTGTCACCAAATGAAACTTTGACAACATTACCTTTCTTGTTCTTCACATATACATAAAATTTCTTTGAACCACCACGAATTGGGTCGTTAAGTGTAACTTTCTTACCTTGATATTCTGCTTCTTCTAAAGGTAAATCTTGGTATTGTTGTTCGCAAATAGCGTCAATTTCTTCTACTTCTTTAAATGATTTTACCATTGTTTCTTCCTTTATCTTTTTATATTTACTAGGGTGTTTAAATACAAATGTCATTGTCATTAACTTCCTCTAACTTGTTTCGCCAAGTCAGCGTCTGCTTTACCCCATGTGCCACTTGATTTAGTAACAAATGAATTAACTCTTGCAAGACCCCATTGTTGTGGTGTAGTTCCTGGTCTATGTCCTGTTCTCCAGGCAGCAACTCCACGATTATATACTTTTCTTAATACACCTGCCGGCATACCAGATTTATCTGCTTTATTCTTAATCGCTGCTGTAGCAGTTTCATCTATCTCAATGTCTTTCATCATTTCAGCAATTGTATTGTCTAGTTCAATTTTCCAGTCAGTTTGATATTTGTCTTTAAACATATCAATAGTTTCTGGCAATAATGACCAATCTCTAATATCATTAGCAGATAATACTTCTTCATCAACTTCACCAAACATCTTTTTAAATTTTTGTGTATGTGTGCTAGGTTTAGTTTTACCTTTACTATCACCAGGTGCCGGTTTATATGCTGATGGATTATCGTCATCCATTTTTGCACCTTTTTTAAAGTGTGCGTCTCTAGCAGATTTAGTTGACTTCTTTAAACCAGAATAGTATTTCTTAGGTTGTGTACCATCTTTCTTTTTAATATCTGGATCCTGTGCAACTCTATCAACACCTTCAAACTTAGTGAACATTCTGTTTGCCACAAGTTTTTCATAATCTCTTTCTTGTCCTGGTGTAACTTGACTAAACTTTCTAGTGTTACTTTTCTGGTCATTACTAATATGAGTATCAGTATAACTATCAAATGTATCTGGTTGTCCAGGTGTTTTTACTTTATTCTTTTGTTTATCTTTCTTCTCATTATCTTCTCTCGCTTTATCTTCGTCATCAACATTTACATCTTGTTGATTAGAAGCTGCGTTGATTTCTTCATCAAAACTTTTAAATGAAACTAGTTTATCACTATTCTTTTGTAATACTAATTTCTTCTGGTCAACATTTTCATTAATCAATTCTTCATTTACCGTATCCTCAGTTGGAACGATATCATCTAACCATGCTCTTTTTACACCACCGTCTTCCATTTCGTATTGTACATAGTTAGGTCCTCTTTTAATAATCTTACCTATACTACCATCTTTTAAATTTTCAACTGTTTCATTAATATTGAATATGTCACCTGCATGATAATTTTCTCTAATAATATTTAACTCGTCACTCTCACTACTTGTACTAGGTGGTAACATATCTTCTCTTACACCCATTTGATTTTTCAAATCTTTAAATACTTTCATTGCGTCTTTCTCCTTTGTGTTCTTCATAAGACCACTCCTAAAATCTTTATAATTGTTTACTTTTGCGAGCGCTCTCATTTTACTAGCAGACATACCAGTTACACCTTCAGCGTCTGGATCTCTTTCACCTGCACTCACTACATTAACGGTATCAAAATTGTAATCTTTACCGTTGTATTTTTTAATTAGTTTTTTAAACTCTAATACTCTATCACTACCTGCAACCATATAAACATCTGTATATCTTTTATCAAAGTTATTCTTTAATATTTCCATAAATGTTCTTTCGTTGCTTGTAGCAGGCATTAATTTTATACCACGAGGGTATATCTTCTTTAAATAATCTAGTTTTTGTTTTGCTGTTAAAGGATTTTTATTTTTATCCTGTGAAGCACTAACATACAAAACAGGCAAACCTTTTACTCGTTTTGCCATAGTAATTACTTTATCAATTAGTTTTTGATGACCTACAGTAGGTGGATTTAAACGACCAAATGCAAATACAACTGGTTGTTTTCTTCCAACTTCCTTTCTTAGTAATTCTTTTAATGTCTTCATCTTTTTCTCTTATCTGTTTCTTTTCTAATCCATTGCTTTGCAATATGATTATCTACAGGTTTTTTCACAAACTTGGCAACTTGTTTATATACATTGGTAATAATTTTTTCGTCTGCCTTATTATTATCTATGATAATCATTTTCTGTTGACCAAATAGTCTTTGAAACTTACCTATATTTTGTTGTACAGTATTCCAGTTATTCTTTACAATTTCAGGTGGTACAGTTCTTTCTCTTTCTGTATTTCTTACCATTGCAACTTCTAAACTCGTATTCACAAATACCATATAGCAATCATATCCCATTTGTTTTAATAATGAAACTGGTCTTGCTATACTCTCATAATCTCTACCTGTACTATCTACAACAAGACCTAAACGACCTTGTATGTAATTCTCTAATGCTTTGCCTGTCAATTCTTTGGCACGCAATCTAATTGGGTCTCTTTTCTTTGCCTCATCTTCAGGCATTTTTAAAGATAGACCTGCCTTTTTTAAACCCATTTCAAATGCTCTATCACTATTAACATTCTTTAGTCCCATACCACCCATTACTTTATTTGTAACATATGTTTTACCTGAACCAGGACCACCTGCAAGAAAAAATGCTTTGAATATACCTGGGTCATATAAACCTTCTTTTAAAATAAATGGTATCATTATTTGTACTTATCACTCTTTCTTTTTTCTCCATCTGAACGAGGTATTAAACCTTTTGCTTTCAAATGTGCTTTGTCTGTAAAACCTGCTTTACCTGCTTTGTGTCTTTTCATTGCGTCTGCTGTATTAGGTGCCTGTTCTAAGTATTTCATTATAAATTCTTTGAAACCTTCTACTTGTGGTCTTACTCTTAATAACGGTTTGTCATTAATTGTTATATCGTTTTTATCATTCTTACCTATCTTTTTAACTTTGATAGATTTGTTTTTAAACTTACCACCTTTAACAGTATCACCTACTTTAATAGGCACATTTATATTTTCTTGTCCTGGTGTTTCTTTTTTATATTTGTTTGTTAACTCAGGTGTGCCTAATAGATTGTCTTTAGCGTCTTCACTTTTTGCTCTATCAAATGCACCTGGTCCTGGATATCCTTTTTCGCCTGGTTTACGTTTAGGTTTACCCTCTTTTCGTCTCTTGTTCATATAATACCAGAGTCCTTTTTTAGCCATTATTTTTTATCCCAATTTTTAGCAGCAGTAAAGTTTTGTACACTAAACTCTAATCTATCAACTAACTTAACTGCTTTGCCTGATTTGTCAACAGCAACATAACCTTCTGGATTAGTTACTTGTAATCCTTTTGGTGTTGTCTTATATGTTCCTATTGATTTTGCTTTGTTTAATTTATCTATCAAAACTGATTTTGCTTTCTGTAAAGTCTTATATGTAGCACATGCAAAGTATATTTTTTCGTTTTGACTATCAATAAATTTAAGTCCTTCTTTTTGTACTATAATATATTTCTCTTTACCCTTATCAGTTTTTTTACTATCAATTTCTTTTTGTGTTCTATCTAAGAAAAACTTTCTAAACTTACTTGCTGTTTCTTTTGTACTTGGTAAATCTGTGGCAGCACGAATGAAACTGTTTAGATATGTTTTTAATTGTACACCTACTGATAATGTATTTGTTTCAGTTTTAATTTTGTTTAATAATTCTTTTGATTTTTTTAATGACCCACCTGCCATGTTTAATATCTTTTGAAAAGATTGCATTTCACCAATAGTCATTGTAGCAACACCAGATACATCTTTATAACTTGCGTCATCAAAGAAGACACTTGGACTTCTTCTTAGTTTAGATACATTAGCACCAAACTTGGCACTTAACTTATCAAAAGTTTTACCTTTATAAGTTGTGTGAAATATAATACCTAATTTACTTGAATTAATTTTACGACCTAAACCAGACGCTTCTGGTACCATATAAACAATAGTATTAGGTTGAAAGGATAACATCTGTTCAGATTTACCACTTGATGATTTGTAAGTTGTTTTCTTTACTGTGCCTTGTCTATACAATAAGTCACCTTGTAATATCTCTTTAAGACCTAGTGTAGAAAGGTATCTTAAACAATCTTGTAAAATATTTGCAACTTCACCTGTGTGATTGTTTTTAATATCTTGTACTGTATAATTTATTTTAGGTGTTTTGTTGAATACTGATTTTGTACCTACAAAGAATTTGCCATTTTCAGGACTAGGTCCACAAACTATTGCTGGTGCACCGTCCCATTTGACAGTTACATTTACAGCTTTAGTTGAGTTACCTGATAATAAGTCTGCTGTTGCTTTAAGAAAGTTTACTGCATTTTCTCCACCTGCATAACCATTATTGATGATATCATCTTCTAAATGTTCTAGGTGTGTGTTTTTATCTTCTACTAATAAATCGTTATACATCTGTTCTTACCGTTGGGTCAACATCTACTTGTGGTTCTAAATCTAAAAAATCAATTAGATTACTAAAACCTTTTGAAATATATTCCATTATCTTTTTGAATAAGTTAACTATAAAGTCTTTTACTTTTCCATAGATATCTTTGAGTTTATCTAATACACCTTCGTGTAATAATTGTCCCTCAATAGGTCTCATTTCTTCTTCCAGTTTGTCAACTATTAACCCTACGGCAGACCAATACTTGTATTTGCCTGTCTTTTTACCACCAACTTTTTGTGATGATGATTTAAAACGTACTGACACTTTCATTTGGTCAGCAATTTTCTGTACATATGCTTTATCACTTACTTTTTTTAAATGTGCTTTCTTACCATCAAATGATACTGTAAGAAAATGAGTACAACTACCTGGAGATTTTTTACCAAACTTGGTATCACCAGACATTGCTTCATAAGCAAAAGCATTTGAAAAGACTTTGTTCTTTGCAAAGATAACTCTTAGTTCGCCCATTAATTCTTTATGAGCAGCGTTTGCTTTCATAACTGCCTTATCTTTACCTTTTTTAATTTCTTTTCCCAATTCACTACCTGCAACTGAAGCAGGTGCCAATCCTTCAAACATATTTGTTAATTTGTCAACAACTTTCTTTTGCATACCTTCTACACTCTTTAATGCTGTATAAAAAGTTGCAATACTTTCATTACGACCACCACTCATTAACTGAGCAGCACTACCTGATTTAAGGGAGATTTTATTATTTCCTATTGTGAAGTCTGTTTTAGGTGTTTTAGTAGAACCTGGTACTGACCCACCCGGCCAATAACTAGTCCACTCTGGTGTTACATTAATAGTATCTGCACCAAGGACTTGTCCTTTACCTCTAATACCTTTTGCTTTGAGAAATTTGGCAACATTTTTACCTGCGCCTGTAGGTATACCAAACTTAGATTTAGGTTCTTTCTGATTGTTGACAGCTGCAATAATCAGTTCTTCCATTTCTTCACCACGACTTCGTGCTTCAGATAAGTTTGAGTATGTATTAAAACTTAACATTTTATCAATGCCTCCATAATAGTTATGTTACTATTTAGTCGTAGAAAAACTTAGGAAGACCACCATTTACTTTCCAAGGTTGATTTTCATTGTGAAAGTCTGCTAGATGTTTGGCGTCTTTACGAAAGGCAAAGGTCTGTATTCTGCCTGTTTGACCGTTTCTATCAGTCTGCCATACTTCAAATACTATCTTGTTACCTTTCTTCTTAGATTTAACTTCTAAGTGATAACTAGTATTGGAAGTCTTGGAACTTTTTATATTTTTGTTCCGGTGTTTCTTCCTTCGTAGGGTTGTGTTGGACATATTTCTCCTTCTGCTCTGGTTGTATTAGATTTTGTGCCGCTTGTTCAATATCAAACAATTTCATTCTACTTCTATCAACGCCAATAATAAATTTTCTATTCATTGTTGGATCGTTATATCTGTTCTTTAATTGTTTGACAAGCATTTGACCTGCCTTCTCTAATTCTTCACTACTAATCAACGCAAACATAAAGTCTGCTGTTGCTGGTAAACCAAAACTTTCAGAGGTATCTTCTAAACCTACATCTGTGGATACAAAACCAGTTCTTGTGGTTTGTGTTGCCGTTACAATTGGCACATTTAATTCTACTGCCAATCCTCTTAATTCTTCAGCAATTGCTTTAATGTAAGTATAACTGTTTACATTACTACCTGCCTTAAATCTACTTGAAGCACAAATATTAATATAGTCTATGAATATAATATCTGGCTTAAAACTTTTCTTTAATGCTAATTCATTTACTAATGCACGATAATGATTAGCACCTGCACTAGCAGTTGGATATTCTTTGATGATAACTGTACCTGTTGTTTTGCCTTGTAATTGTACAATCTTGTCGTTAAACATTTTTTTGTTTAACATATGTAAATCTTCCATAGACACATTCAATAAGTTGGCGTCTATTCTTTCTGCAATTCTTTCCTCTGCCATTTCCATTGTGATATACAATACATTCTTATTATCAGATAAGGCAGCGGCAGCTTGATGACACATGAATAAAGTTTTACCAACACCCGTACCTGCAAGAGCAACATTAAGTGTTTTATTTGGCAAACCACCTTTGGTAACTTTGTTAAAAAAATCTAAATCAAAAGGTATTCTGTTTTCTTTCTTATGGTAATAATCAAATCTTTTTTCTATATCAGACAAGTAATCATGCCCAACATTTTTATCAAACGACACAGAAAGGGCGTCTTTCATTATTTCAGGTATTGCTTCTGGTGTTTGATTTTTATTCTTACCGTCTAAGATATGAATACCTTCCATAACTGCGTTATGAATGGCACGGTCTTTACAAAACTTTTCTGTAGTATTTGTTAACCAATCAATGTCAATGTCTTCTTTATTAAGTGTAGAAATTAAATCTACAATA